ACCTTGTGGAAGCAAGAGGTCAGCAGTAGCAAACGTGATAGCGTCCTTGTGGTAAACCAAGTTCTGTGCGTAAGCAGTAGATGCAGTGCCCAAGAAGGTCACAACAGCGCTAGATACTGGCAAAGCGGTCATGGTAGCCAGTGCGTTAGCAGCGGAGTACATGGGGGCCACAGTTACAGTCCAAGTGCCGGCCACAGCGGTTGCGTCAGCCAAAGCCTCGAACTGGAACAACGAACCAGTGGTTTCACGGGTTTGTGGGTTCACAGCAAAGCAAGCTGCAATGGTAAACACATCACCGGCCTTGAGGGTGGTAGTCACAGAACCTTGAGACAAGGTTACAGTAGAAGCACCCTCAGAAGTCACGGTAGCGCCAACTGTGGTAGATGCAGTAGCATCACGCGAACCAGTGGTGAACTGTTTGATCGACTGAGACATATTGATCTCGTCATAACCCAACACGCCAGTGCCCATCATGCCGTTTTTAAACTGCTTGCTGATGGTGTCGGTGGGGTTAAACAAACCTTTCATGCCTTCAACCAGACCAGCGTTAGCGGCAGGGTTGGCGGTGGCGGTGTGCAGGCGGGTGGTGGTTCAGGCGTAGTAATTTTTAGGTTTCCAGTAACAAACCGTTATCCATCAACATTAACAGTTGGCACGGGAACGGTTTCTGGTGATTTTTGGATTGTTACATTTAATGCTTCAGGCACTATTGGTTGGTCATAATGGCACATTTTGCAAAAATTGAAGATAATGTTGTTACGCAAGTTATCGTTGTTGGCAACGATGTTTGTGGTGAACCAACTCTAGATTTTCCTGACACTTGCGCTGCTGGTCGTGCTTTTATTGCCAACACATTAAAACTTGACGGCACTTGGAAACAAACAAGTTACAACGGCAACTTTCGTAGCACATACGCTGGTATCGGTTACACCTATGACGCTGTGAACGATGTGTTCGTAGCCCCACCAGCCCCAGAACCTGAAGCCGAATCGTAATGTGGGCAGGCATTTAACACGCTGTCTGACACGCATCTAAACTAGCGAAAAACGCTGTGATGAATACACGCTGGCTAATACCGTTACCAGCAATCCTGTTCGCAGTATTCCCAAACCAAGCCAACGCAGAACCGATCTCAGGTTTGAACGCTGTCGGTTACACGATTAGCGAGATACCGCCAACACAGTCAGATGATCTTTACCCTGTTTGCCATAGCGAGTTAGAGAACAACATCAACCGAAACTTTGACGGTGAGCCGTTCGGTGATTGCCCTACCGATTTGTTTATGGTTCATTACACGGGGTTCATTACTGTGCCCGAGAATCAGACGATCAAGTTTATGGTTGCTGCCGATGACGGTGGCACGGTCAAGATCGGCACAACGGAGTTCGGCACTTGGAATGATAAGGGTTGTTCGTGGTCTGCTGAAACTTCTGACGAGTTCGCTGCTGGCTCGTATGCGCTTGACGGTTGGTTTTATGAGAACGGCGGTGGCACTTGCTATATGTTGGCGTGGAACATTGATGATCTTGGTTGGGAGATTGTGCCTGATGAGGCTTTTACTACTAGCGAGGTTGCTGTTACAACAACCACCACAACAACCACGACCACGACAACCACAAGCACACTGCCAGAAACAACAACATCAACTTCGTTACAAGTTTCATCTACAACAAGCCTCGCCACAGAAAGTTCCACAACCACAACGCAAGTTCAGATAGACACAACCACATCAGTTGCAAATACCACGACAAGCCTTGCCACCACAACGACAACAACGACTCAAGCACCCCCAACGCAGACGACATCTACAACCGATCAGCCCGTTGCTGTTCCCAATACTTCCGCACCTGTTTCCGAGCCTCTACCTGAGCAAGAAGCCGAGTCCACGACAACAGAAACCACATCGCAAACCACAGACCCCACGACCACCCTGCCAGATACCACACCAGAACCGATAGAAGAAGAAACATTGCCTCAGGATACCTTGCCTGAGGCTGTTGATACGACTTCTAGCAGCGAGCCTACGCCAGACGCTTCTATTCAGCCCGTATTAGACGAACCCGAAACGACCCTACCCTTACCTCAAACTGATGATTTGGAACGCTCTAATGCGATTCTAGAGCCTGTTATTTTGATAGAAACCACTGAAACAGGCGAAATCAGCGAAGAAGTGTTTGAACAGATACTTGACGAGATTGTTAATGCCGAACCTGAGAAAGTGGTGGCGATTGTTGAGGCGATCTTGGCAACAAACATTACGCAAGCACAGGCGGTTGAACTTGTGGTGTCGCCTGTAGTGCTTGAAGCGATAACACAGGAACAGGCAGAAGCAGTGTTTGAAACTATTGTGCCTGAGGAATTAACAGAGGCGCAGGCTGAGCAGATGAGCGAAGTGTTAAGTGAAGCACCAACGAAAGTTAAAGAGGCGTTTCAGAAAGTTATAGATATTTTTGGTTCACAGTTTGAGAGTTATGTGCCGACTGGTTCTAATATCCCTGTTTCGCAGCGCAGAAGTCTTGTCGCCATCGGCGGTCTTTTGACTATGCTTCCAATGCCACCTACAAGGATCAGCAGATGAAAAAAATAAAAGACTATTTTGTGGACAACACTTGGACTTGGGTTGGAACAGGGCTTGTTCTGATTACCCTGTCTGGCACAACATTTCGTCAAGCACTACTGCTCACGGGTGTTGGCATTGTTATACACTCGGTTCTTACACTTGGTTCAAAGGAATGATCTATGAAAAAGGCACAAGATATTGCTCAAAGACTTCTTTCGCTTTTTATGGCGAACGCACTAGCAATCGTTACTGGCAGCGCAATCGTTGGGGGTATCCCCGTTTGGAAAGCAGCAGCACTTGCAGGCTTCACGGCTGTTGCACAAGTTGCGGAACGCCTTGCCAAAGCATCTGTTGATGGCAACTTGACTGCACAAGAAATCTCTGATGCGTTCGGTGGCAACGGCAAACCTCTTGCTAAGAAACGATCAGCAAAATGAAACGCCCATACACGGGAAACAAAGACGGACTCGCTGCAGGTGAGCGCAAAGGGTTAAGAGTTTTCATTAACGAATTAACAAAACTGTATCCTGCGATCTGGAATAACGGCAGTTATGTGAATCGCCCGATGCGAGGCAAAAAAGATTTGTCTGTTCACGCTACGGGTCGTGCTGTTGATTTGTCTTACCGTTTTATGGCGAAAGAGAAGCGTGGCATTCCTGAAGGTGGCAGAAAGCAAGCGATGGAAGCAATGGATTTTCTTGTGAAGAACGCTGACGCTTTCGGGCTTGAAGCAATCTTGGATTATTTCCCTATGCCACACGGCAGGGGTTGGCGATGTGATCGCAGTTCGTGGACTATCTACAACACCAAGACGATTACTGGTGCGCCGATGGGTGATTGGTTTCACGCCGAAATCTCGCCTGCGATGGCTGATAACCCTGATGCGATGCGTGAAGCGTTCGCTCAAGCAGTGAAGCCTGTCGCATAATGTCTGATGCTTTCGCTACCATTGTGGTTGCGCTCATTAGCACAATCGGCGTTATTGTCGTTGGGTTGATGCAGTTGTTTAAGAAGGAAGCAAGAGAAGCAGCAATAGAAAACCGTCAAGATCACGCCATTGTTCAACAGCAGTTGCGAATGATTTACAAGACGGTGAACAGGGTAGATGACAAGTTAGATAAGCACTTAACAGACCACGAAGAAGGAACAAATGGGAAAGTTACTAGAAGAAATTAAACAAACATCAATTCGTGTAGGCAAACCGCCTCGCAAAATTGACTTAATCCTAGAACAGTTAAACAAACAAGACAGAGCCGATCTGCTTGAAGCAATAAACGATCACAGCATTTCGCCATCAGTTATTTCACGGGTGCTACACAACAAAGGCTTTGAAGTAACACGAGGCGCAGTGCAACGCTATAGAGGGCTTTATGGGTCTTAAAGACGAGATCAATAACGAGGTTGCTGCCGATACAGATTTAATTCGTTTGCGTAGGCAGCGAGACAGTTACGCTAATCAGAACGCACGGCTGACTGAGCAACTTGAACAAGTTGAGAAGTGTTTGGCGATTGTTGAACACGCCGAAGGTGTAAGCATTTCGCCTCCGTCTTGGCTTGCACCAGCGAAACCGAAACGCTCGGCAGCAACATTGGTCGTGATGTTGAGTGATACACACTTTGACGAAGTAGTGAACCTGCAAGAGATGGAAGGTTTGAATTGTTACAGTCGTGAGATCGCTGTTATGCGGTTAGAGAAGTGGGCGCAGAATGTCGTCAAACTTTCTAGACATTATTTGTCGGGCGTTTCCTATGACGGTGTTGTTGTCATTCTTGGTGGCGACATTTTTACTGGCGACATTCACGAAGAACTTGCTTTGACTAACGAGGACACAATGATTGGTTCGTTGCTGTTCTGGTCTGAACAGGTTGCTGCTGCGATACAACTATTGACTGACGAGTTTAAGAAATGTTATGTAGTTAGCGTGGTCGGTAATCACGGGCGAATGACACGCAAGCCTCGTATGAAGCAACGAGTGAAAACTAATTTTGATTATCTGTTAGCGAAAATGGTTGAACGACATTTCAGGACAGATAAACGAGTGTCGTTTGATATTCCTGAGTCTGCTGATGCGTTAATCAAGATTTATGAACACGGGCATCTGATTACTCACGGCGATCAAGTTTCTGGTGGCGGTGGCATCGGCGGTATCTATCCACCGATTATGCGAATGCGAGCAAGAAAGCAAGCACGATATTTAGCAACAGGCAAATCGTTTCAAACACTTTGGCTTGGTCACTGGCATCAATATATTTCTACGCCTTCAATGATTGTGAACGGCAGCCTTAAAGGTTTTGATGAATATGCGATGCTAATGGGTTTCGGTCACGAACAACCACAACAAGCATTAGCGATTGTTACACCTGAAAGAAACATTACGATTCAAGCACCAGTGTTTTGTTTAGATCGCAAGAAAGAAGGCTGGTGATGAGATCGGTTGTGTATGTGAAGTGGCACGATGCTCACGCTGTCGCACCGTCTTGGGTTGCGCTTGATGACATTGTTGATGAGCCTGCGATAGTTGAATCTGTCGGTTGGCTTGTCCCGAATGCGATTGCTGATCATATTGTTTTGGCGCAGTCTGTTCTTGGTGACGAGGGCGATCACATTCTTGCTATCCCTGTTGGTATGGTTCGTGAGATGAAAACTTTGTTTTCTGATTTGCTACCATAAAAAGTTGTGCGAGGTGTTCTCCTTCTCCACCTGCGCATACGGGTTGAGCAGACCAGCCTTTCGGGGCTGGTTCTGTTCCCCGTATTTTTAGTTAAAAAAATCTTTAAAAATCTTTTTGAGCCTTATTTGTAAAGGTTTGCTAATTCGTTTTTAGCTGTTTTGGTTTTTGCTGATTTGATGATCTGCTATACTGTATATATCAAGTTCAAGAGGAGGACTAGATGGAAACGCAAAAAGCGATTCAAGAAGTTAGCGAAGCAATACAACAGTTTGGTGTTCCGTGTTGGGTAGCACATATCAGTTATCCGATTCGCAGCGCAGTTCCAAAAGAAGTTAAAAGAGAATTGTTAGCGACAGCGAAAGTTTCGCAAGGTTGGTCTAAACAATTTGATGGACAACTTATTTTCGGAAGAACACGAACCGATGACAAAGAAAACATTTTGGAATGGGCAAAAGAAAATGTTTTTCAAATGGTAACAGTCAAACAAGTTTCGGAGGCTTGCGATGTCACCGAGAGTTGTGCAAGACGCACGATGAATCTTCGCCCAGATGTATTCAAGAAGTTCGGTAAAGAATATGAGATCCGAGATGCAGATGCAGATCGGAAAGCACAGAAGAAATAATTAACACAAGTTCAAGAGGAGGACTTATGGCAAAGCAAGTTAGATGGAAGTGCGAGACCTGCGATGACGGGTTGCTCGCACCGTCACGACCACGAAGGAACGATGTGCGGCGATACTGTCTGCCCTGCTCAGCGAAGCGAGGCACACTTGTTGAGCGCATAGCACCAGCGTTAGAGAAGAAGCGAGAGAAGCGCACGGCTTTAGTTCAACAGAAGAACAAAGAGAGTCGTGTTCGCTATCAGCGGAAAGTGCAACCATATTTAGAACGAAAGAAAAGAGAGAAGCAACGCCAAGCGATATTTGAAAAAGAAGCAGATCGCATTTGGTCTTTGTTCTATCCCGAAGGCACTTTCAGGAAGCGACCACCAATCAGAATTGTATTCAGTCGCAGGGGAGGTTGCAGCGGTGTTAATTATGGCGGCAGCATTCTTATTCGTATAGATCGCTCTTACTCTGGCGGTGTCAGTGAGTGGGAAACTTTAGCGCACGAACTTTGCCACTCGGTTGTTCCGACAAGTGCAAAGAACGGTTCGCACGGTAAAGCGTTCTATGTTGCTCTTAAGAATGTTATTGAGAAACGATGGAAGGTGAGAATGGATTGGTCGTCTATTAACGGCTACACGGATTCATCTCACTCGTGGGGATACAAAGTAGATTGGTTAATGAGAGCGCAGTTGAAGAAGGCAGGAGTTGTCAAGTTCAGTTATCCACCAGATCAAGTGAAGGAGGTGTAATGGATATTGAAATCGGTGACTTCTTTTTAGTCACGACTAAGAACGGCGCAGAGTATGACGGTCAGGTTATTGGTTTGACCAAAACTACTTTGACGATTGAACATTGGAACGAGGTGAAAGATCGGTTAGATGAAACCGATATTAAACTAAGCGATATCACGATGCTTGAAGGCTTTAACGATTCGCAAACAACCTTGTTACACCCATAGGTAAAGATCAGTTCAACATAAACAAACAAAGAAAGAAGGAGAGATGGAACGAATACCGAAACCGAAACACGGAAGCAAAGAATGGCTACTGACTAGATGGCGAGATGATCTAGGCAGGTGCGTGTTCGGGGCTTCTGATATCCCTGCGCTGATGAACGCTTCGCCTTACAAGACAAGAGCGGAACTGTTCGCAGACAAACTAAACGAACCAGTTGAGCAGGCAGAGTCAGCGATCTTTCGGCGTGGCAATCTGTTAGAGAAACCATTGCTTGAAGCGGCATCGCACGAATTAGGGTTTGCGTTTTTTACGCCTGACACTATTTACCGTGATGGCAGATTGTCGGTATCGCTTGACGGTGTTGATAACACGATTCAACCTGAATTAGTTGTTGAGGCAAAGACAACAACACGCTATTCAATTTATGACCAGAACGATTTGCCTACCGAGTGGTGTTGGCAAGGCTGGGCGCAACAAGCAGTGCTTGATTGCCCTGTTTGGTTCTCGGTGCTTGACCGTGACTTGAAGATTAGTGTAGTTGAATTACCAAAGAACGAAGCAGCGATTGACGCTCTGCGTTTGGAAGCAGAAGTGTTTGGTGATTGGGTAGATAACAACACACCACCACTTGATGAGATTAACAACTTTAGTGCTGATGATATTGCTCGTATCTGGAGAGCGACACCAACGATAGTGGAGTTAGATGCGACAGCAGCGCAGTTAGTTATAGATCTTGAGAAAGCACGGGCGACTTCTAAAGAAGCGAGCGATGCTGAGGCACGAATCAAAGATGCGTTGGCACAGATGTTGTTAGGTCACGAGATCGGAATGTTTAACGGACAGAAGATTGTTTCGTGGCAACAGCAAGCAGGAAAGACAGCGTTAGACACGGCGAGACTTCGTGCAGAACACCCAGAGTTAGTAAAGCAATATGAGAAGCAAAGTAATCCCTACCGTGTGATGAGAACACACAGAAAGAAGGTCAAGTAATGAGTAATGAAACAGAAGCACTACTGCTTAAAGCAGTATTAGAGCAATACGCAACACCCGACCCAAAAATTGTCGGCACGATACCACGCAACGGAATTAACCTCGCCTATGTAAGCCACGCAGAAATCACTCGCATCTTGATTGAGATTGACCCGATGTGGAACTGGCAACCTGTCGCTTGGGTTGATGGCAGACCAGCAATATACGAAGCGAACGGCGTAGCAACAATGTGGGGAACACTTACATTGTTAGGCAAGTCGCTTGTCGGTGTTGGTTCGGTGCGATCAGACAAACCTGATCTAGATAAAGAACTTGTCGGTGACTTCTTGCGAAACGCAGCAATGCGATTCGGCATCTGCTTATCGCTTTGGTCTAAACAAGATTGGGAAACGCCACGCAACAATGTCAGCAGCGTCTATACCAGTTACCCGATGAGTCAAGTTGAGGCTGAAAAGAGTAAACAGGCGCACCCAGCGAATGTTCAACCAAAAAACAGCCCTCAGGAAGCGTTGAGTGACGAGCAAATAGAACAAGCCTTTACTACACCCCCGAAATCTACTGCGAAGATCGGCAGCCTGATTTCGGATAAGCAGAAGGGCTTGGTGTCATCGTTAGCGAAAGAAGTCGCTGACGGCGATATCGGTGCGATATTGAAACAGTTGTTTGAAAAAACAAACTTAAACACACTTACAACTAAAGAAGGCTCTGATCTAATCAAACATTTGATGGGTATGCGCCAGAAGAAAACTGATGAACAGCCCTTCTGAAGAATTGCAGATGGCGTATGAGTTCGCTATTGGTGTCGTCATTGACTGCGCTCGCAAGGTCGTAGTCTTTGACGGCACAGATAGACAGTCGCTTGACGATCTTCGTGAAGCGATATTCAAGTTTGGTGAAGTAAACGACTTGATTTCACGATTTTACAAAGGAGAGTTATGAAGCGTGATCATTGGTCTGACGATGCAAAATGTAAAGGCAAACCGAGTTCTATTTTCTTTCCACCGTTTTCGCATTCAGATAACCGTTGGCTAATGGCTAGAGAGATCTGTGCGAGTTGCGAGGTTAAAGAGCAGTGTTTGGCTTTAGTAATGCGGTTGGAATACACAGATGATAAGTGGGGTATGTTCGGTGGGTTTACGCCTGAGGAACGCCGAGAGTTGAGAAAGAAGAAGGTATGAGAGCGAAAGCAAAGTTGTGTGCTTGTATTCCGAACCGTGCGCTACCGCAAAAACCTGTGTGTGGCGAGAAAGAAGAAGATGATGAGTGAAGATCGCAAAGGAGAATGTCAAGGCAACCGAGACAAATGCAACCTTAAAGATTGCCCGAAGTTTGGCACACTTGGCAGACCTGCACGAGATGGCAATAGGCGTGTCAAAGGCTGTTCAGACCCGACAGCGAGAGGTAAACGCTCACGCACGAAGGGTTTAAGCAAGCAGCGCACGGCTCGTAAGCGTTTAGGGGTAGCGCCTTCACATAAGTTTGGTGACGGTAACGAGGAACGATGGCAAGATGTTTTGTTCGCTAATGAGGTTAAAGCAGGCAAGCAGATCGGCGCAGCAGTTACGGCGTGGCTTCGTATAGAGGCTCAGGTGCGTTCTAACGAGGCTGATTACGGTTCTAGGCGTAAACCTACACGGGCGATTCTGATGCCTGACGATTGGGGTAGCGAAGGGCTTGTGATGATCAGGTTAAGCACTTGGGAAGAACTCGTGCGACCTGCGATGCACGAATACTATGAAGGAGGACAATGATGGGCAAAGTTTTTAGCCAAGAACATTACGATCAAGATGACTGGGCAAAATATCAGATCATTGAATGGTTGGAGGGTAAAGGCTATGAAGCGTGGGTTAATCCTGATCAGTTCGGTATAGATATTTTGGCTACACGCTGGGGCAGGCAGTTTGCTTTTGAAGTAGAGGTTAAACACAACTGGCGTGGTAGATATTTTCCGTATGAGCAGATTCATTTCTCGGCTCGTAAAAAGAAGTTTGTTGCACTAGATGTAGAGACTTGGTTTGTGATGTTAAATCACGATCGCACGATGGCTTTATTGGTTGATGGCGAACACATTTTGGCTGCGCCGATAGCGAATAAAGACACTAAATACTCGCAAAACGAAGCATTTGCCGAAGTTGATATTCAGTGGGCTATATTCAGAGACTTGAAAGAGGAGGCAGAATGACACCAGCACAGATAGAGGGCTTTATAGATCGCATCTGCGGTCTGTTTCCTACGAGCCAGATTGGGCGTAACACTGTAAAGAATGCTTGGACAGCAGACGATTTTTTGTTGCTGCAAGATGTTGATGACGCACGAAAAGTCGTACCGTTGATTATGGAACATTACGAGAAGTTTCCGAGCCTTAAAGAAGTTCACAGAGCGTTCGCTTTGCTTCGTAAACCAGCAACAGAACAAATAGTTGTCGTATGCGAGATCTGCGATGGCAACGGTTGGGATAACGGCAAACGATGGAACTACAACACTAAAGAGTTGATTTGCGAAGGCTTCACGAAAACTGTTTTAGAGCGCACATACACATATGTTGTGCCTTGCAAGTGTCGGGAGTTCAGCAAAGCGTAAAGAAGCAAGAAACGAAAACGAGAAGAACACTCACACAGACCTAAACCATTCGCACGGTAGTTGGTAACACTCGGCAACGAGGGTAGATCACGCTGTAAGTGATTATGGTGTGAGGCGAATAAATTGATTGGGAATCGCAGTGAGGCAGAGCGATAGGGGTCATTCAAACTGTGTCAAGTTCGTTGAAACACAAACATATATATATATATTTCAAAGTCAGTAACAACAATGCTAGGGTTTAGACATACGCCGACTGAGGCGAACGATGAGCGAACACGCCACGACCTGTCAAGGACAGAACAAAGAAAACTAAAAACCTATAACCAAGTTCAGAAGGAGGACAAGGTGAACGGAGTTAATGTGAAAAAGATTGTTGCTTTATTTATTGCAAGTTTTATTGGTTGGGCTGGTATCGCTGATGCTGCAAGCGCACCACGACAAGTAGATCGTAAGCAGATGGTTCAGCACCCGTTTGATTTTGTGCCAGAAGCGAAGCGCACTGTTCCTGCTTGGGCGAAGTGTCCTGACCTTTGGAATCGCTTGCGTGACGCTGGTTGGCTTGAGAAAGATGTTGTTAAAGCAGATCAGATTGTTTGGCGTGAGTCTCGCTGTATTGCTACAGCGCATAACAAGAATGACCCGAATACTGTGCAAGGTGTTAAAGGTTCGCTCGGTTTGTTTCAGATCAATTTGTTTTGGATTCAGCGCACTACTTATTATCCGAGAGGATATTTGCAAACAGTTTTAGATCGTGATCTTGTTCCAGCAGATTTGTTTGATGTCGCTGTAACGATTGATGCAGCGCAGGCTTTAATTCGTTATGACAGGGCGCAAGGTGGTTGCGGTTGGTCAGCGTGGATTGGCTGTTGATTTAGAAAGTTTTTTTGAAAATCTTTTGAAAGCCTTATAAAATAAGGGTTTTAGAGGGTTGAATGATTGGGTGATTTCGTTTAGGCACTTTAAGATAGTCATATCAGGTAAACAGCCTGAAAGTTCAAGAGGAGGACTTAGAAATGGAAACACTAAAAACAAATATCCTGAACCTAGTTTCAGGAGAACACCAAAGCGTTTACAGTCTTGCAAAGCAAGTGCTTGCAGGAATTGAAAGCGAAGAAGTAACCCCAGAAAGCAAAACAGCAGCAAAACTTTTCAACGCAATGATTCGTTGGGCAGATGCAAGAAAAGACATCAGCGAATCGTTTGATTCGTTAATCCGAATCTGTCAGTCAGAACAAGCCCTTGTTCAAACGAACAGGAACATTGAAAGTGGTTGGGTTCAAACAGATAATTTGAACCGCAGCATCAATGAGGCTCAAAAGCGTCAAGACGAGATTCACACTCTTTGTTGGGTTGCTGGTCTTAACCCTGATGAAATCAACAAACTTTACAAACAAATTAGTTCATTAATTAATTTCAACAAGTAGCAAGATCGGGTGGCTGGCAGGCTTTCAGGTTCAAGCCCTGAACACCCACAAGGCGAAAGCCGAAATTAAACATTAACCAAGAGGAGAAAACGAAATGAACACAACAGATAGAAAGCAATACACAAGCATTAACCAGATCATTAGCGAAGCAGAAAGAGCAGGCTCATACTTCTTCAGTAAAGCAACGCTAAGGTTCTTTAGCAGCCGAATCCATACCGAAATCTACGGTGGCTGTTACTTCATCACAAGCGAGCGTGACAACTACAGAGATAGCAACCCACGCTTCTATACGATTAGAAAGTATGAAGGCGGTTTGAAAGTAGAAACGGTTGGCGAGTTCTGCCAATACACTTCAAAAGCGCAAGCAGTAGCAGCAGTTAATAAACTAATCAAAGCAGAGGAGGCAAAATGAAAATAACTAAACATTCACTAGACCACATAGAACTAGTCTCATCGGGCGACACAGCCCTATTTGAGATCAGGCTTGTTGTAGCGATGACGGACTGGTCAGATGACGAAGCCGAAGTAGGCTTTGACGAGATCGGTGCGCTTAGTTGGTTAATGAATCTTCTAAGCCTCGCAGCAGCAGGCGAAGATATCCAGACAGGCGCACAAGAGTTTCTGAAATCAATGATGACACTTAACGAGGAAAGAGTGCATCTTTGCAAAGTAGAAAAAATCCAATACAACATAGACGAAATAGGGGAAGAAAAATGACCATACAATTCAAACTAGGCATATCGCTTGGGCTGATCGTCTGCCTTCTAGCGATGGCGTTACTGCCAAGCGAAACCGAGTCCACGCCTCTCGGCTGGGTCGGCTACGGAATCATCATCGGACTACTGCTCAGAACAGCACTCCGAGCAATCAGCATCATTAGTTATCAAACAAGTTACAAGAGGCGCAAGACTTACAACACTCGCAGCCGATAGGCTCAAGGTCGTTCCCTGTGGCAATCTGCGCTTCGCTTTCTTTCCCCTCTTGAGCGTGAAGCCCCACCTGAAATGGTGGCACAGGGAATGTTCACCGATAAGGAAAGCGGAGTGTTATGACATTAAAAGATCTACAAAATGCTGTAGCATTTTTAAGAAGGTTAAGCGTTGGTCAGATGGAAGCAGAAGATTTGATAGCAACTGTTGAAGCGTTAGAAGCAGAAATCAAGAAACGGAGGCAAAAGAAATGAGCGAAAGTTTGAACGCCGAACTACAGCACTGGCAGGCAAGAACAGACGATATGCAGGTTGCTCTTGACCATATGCGAGAAGATCGTGACTTGTTGAAGGCTGAGAAAGAAACTTTAAGCGAGGCTTACGCAAAAGCGGTGCAAGAGTTGGCGATGTATAAGCAGATGGTTGATCGTATGCGTATCGCTATGTCTCAAGGCGCAGAACTGTAATCAGATGCGAATTAAGTGCCTCAACTGCGGTCACGCTTTTGAGCCAGACCCGAAAAGAACAGTGGGCTGTTTATGTGATAGCGATGCCCCGACTTGGATTGGTGTAGCCTCTGACGGCAAGTTAATCACGATGAGTTACGCCAACTATGAGATAGAAAAGGATTGAGATGGAACAACGCAAAATAGAACACACAATTGTAGATATTGACTCGGTTGAAGCACACCCGAAGAATGTTCGTCAGGGCGATATTGGCGCAATCTCGGAATCGCTTAAAGCACACGGGCAGTATCGCCCAATCGTAGTAGATAAGCGCACTAATCGCATTCTGGCAGGCAATCACACTTGGAAAGCAGCAAAGAGTCTTGGCTGGACAGAAATTAGTGCAGGATTTATAGAAACAAAAGATGATGACGAAGCGTTACGCATCTTGCTCGCAGATAACAAAGCCAACGATCTTGCGATGTACGACACAGGTTCGTTAGAAGAACTATTGAAAGAATTAAGCGAATCCGAACAAGGCTTAGAAGGAACTTTGTTTGATCTCGCCGATATTGACGACCTGCAAATAGATAATGAACCTTTAGATTTGTCTGAGTTTGAAAAGTATGACGAAACGATAGACACAGAACACAAATGCCCTAAATGCGGTTACGAGTGGAGTGGCAAACAAAAATAATCGTTATGCGTAAACCTCATTATTTTGTGCCGTCAATGAAACAAATTGAACAAATCAAAGGCACGAACGGTTTTAATGTTTTCTCGTTATTTTCAGGTTGCGGTGGTTCTTGTTTAGGTTTTGAAATGGCAGGTTTCAAGATCGTTGGTGCTTCCGAGTTCGTTGAAGAAGCCCGAAACACTTACAGTTTGAATCATTCGGGAACGCCTATTGACGGGCGAGATATTAGAGATTTGAAAGCGTCAGATGTTTTTGAGATCGCAGGAACAGATCAAATAGATGTTTTAGAAGGTTCACCGCCTTGCGCTTCGTTCTCTACGGCTGGGAAGCGTCACGATGGCTGGGGTGAAGTAAAAGCCTATTCTGATACTCAACAGCGTTCAGATGACCTATTTTTTGAGTTTGCACGATTAGTTAATGACATTCAACCAAAAGTTTTTGTTGCCGAAAATGTTAAAGGCTTGGTAACAGGAAGCGCAAAAGGCTATTTCAAACTTATTTTAAGCCGACTAAAAAAGTGTGGTTATCAAGTTGAAGCACGAGTTATTGATGCCTCCTACTTAGGTGTTCCTCAGGCTAGGCAAAGAACTATTTTTGTCGGCGTTCGTAACGATCTTGAACTTTTGCCTCAATTCCCGAAACCCTTTATTCACAGATTTAATGTTTCAGATGTGATAACTGATGACCCGTCTTTAGTAGATAGCGAAACAGGACAAGACATAAGTTTCACAAAATATGCGATCTATGACCAATGGAAAAACTTAACTCTTGGTCAATCGTCAAAAAAGTATTATTCATTGAGCAGACCTCAATTAAACAAGCCGATACCGACACTGACTGCTACTGGTGGCAGCATGAGTGCAGGTTCGGTAACGCACCCTCAATATCCACGCAAACTAAACCTTAAAGAACTACGCCAACTGTCTTCATTCCCTGCCGACTTCCAACTAACAGGCACATATCAGCAACGCTACGAAAGAATCGGGCGAGCAGTACCACCCTTAAT